AGCCGAAACGCATTTCTGTATATTCTGGTTTTGTCCACATAGTAATTCTCCTTCTATTTAATTGAAATAATATGTAAAGACAGGTCATCGGAGAGCAATAGCAAAGTCCAACTTGAGTCCCACAGGCGTTATTTATAACGCTACAACCATTGTACTACTAATCCCAAAATAAGTCAAGGTTTTTCTGTATATTTCTTTGGTAATTAAGCAGGAGCAACTCTTTTCGGTTCTTTTCGTCGTCTCGATAGACCTTACTAGAATGCATGGTATAGGTTAAATCCCACTCTATTTGTTCCCAGTCAGAGTATGCTTCCTGTAGAGTCTCATTAGAGTTGTATGTAATCATAACCATATTATCGTCAGTATCTACGCAATCATGAAACTCTTTATGATCGAACCCACTATGCATGTCCCCACTGGACCCATATATAAATGACTTGATATCATAAGGTGGGTCACAAAATACAAAGGCATCCTTATCTCCGTCTAATAGATGTTTGTAATCATAGTTTGTAATTTGCCACTTTTGTATTAGTTTTTGAAAACGTGGAAGACGTGCTATGATATTATGATTGAAATTGCTGTTAATTGCGTCTTTACTGAACGAACCAGCAGTTTCTCCGAGTCCTGAGAATGAGCATCGATTCAACATATAGAAACGCCATGCTCGTTCGAACTCATTAGTTTGATTGTTGATTTCTTCTTTCAGTATAGGAAACTGATCAAGATGTGCTTGTTGCACGTCAGACTGATTTAGCAACCAGTCTTTCTTTTTGTGTAGAAAGTTTGCAAGCTTGTCGCCTTCTTTCTTTAGCGTAATCCAAAAGCAATATAGATTGTAGTATTTGTCGTTGACCCAAACAGGGATATTGGGATATCGTTTAGTAAACTCGATTGCGCAACTACCGCCACCAACGAATGGGTCGCGATATTCTCCGATGTTTTCCATCGGTGGTAGATGATGTTCTTGAAACAAAAACTTTACTGCTCTTGTTTTTCCTCCAGGATATCTTAGAGGCGACTTCAAATCTTTATTCATCATATATTGTTGGGGGAGTGTCGCTCCCCCTCTCCATTATATTAGTATCAGTCTTTCTTCGTAATGAACTTGTAAAGTTCTTCTGCTTTCGCCATTACTTCCTGTGGTTGATACATATTTGGAATATACTTATTCATATCTTCCATAGTTTTTGCTGAGTCTTTTGTTTGCTTCAACATCGTTTGATAGTTTTCTTGTGCCATGTCATACTGCTTGTCTAACATTTCTTTTGCCATTGCTAGAATATCAAAACGAATTTCAAATGGATTTTTGTTCGCCATGTTGCCTCCTGTGTGATGTGTGTAATAATATAGTTAGTGTGGCAAGAAGTTGCTCTTACTCGTACTTCTTTGTTGCCAGTTTCTCATTCGTGTTTCTAGATCGGAAATATTTTGAGACTTGGATAGATAAGACTCTAGTGCTTGTTGATCATTACCTTCGCACCATCGCTCAAACGCATTACTAATTATCGTCATTAGTTTTTTCATACCCAGTAACCGCCATTGTTTCTATATCTTTCCAACTTCTTCTTTGCACGGTATACTTGCATTTCTATTATTGCATTCACTATCTTGCGTAGTGTTTCCATGTGTTGCTTCTCCTTTTGAGATGTGTTGTGTGTGATGGCGAGTGATTTTGATGGAGTTCACATCGCCCAAACTCCGATTCTATTTATTTTATTTTACCTCTTTTCAAAGGTATAGTCAAGGATTTTGTGTTGCTTTCGCATCTTTTTTGACTCTTGGTTTCCGCTTCTTAGCAACAGTTGTCTTTTTAGTCGTTGTAGACTTTTTCTTAGTGGTGGTTGTTGCCTTCTTCCTCGGTTTCTTAGGAGCAGCAGGTGCTTTACCGCCAACCCACGCTTCGTTCTCAGGAGTAGCAGGATCATCTTTCTTATAATGTCCCTTGTCATTCCTAGCACGTTTTGGTTCCATGTTTTCAGCAGTAGGAAATGGCCATGCTGCTGGTTCTTTATCCAAAATATCTTTGGCATTTTTCTTCAGCATCTTTTCAGTGTGAGTTTCTTCTGGTTTATCAAAAAGAACAGAATATGCCATCCAAACAAATACTGCTATCAAAACAATCAGCAATCCAATATCTATCATGTTCATACTACCCATCATACCGTTCATATTAATCTCCTAAATTCAAACATTCTTTAAGTTGTGGTTCTGAAAAGTTTGGACCTTTCATTACCTTACCATCATCTCTATAAATGGGTTTGCCATCTTCACCCAACTTGCTCATATTTGAACGTTGGACTTCAGCAAAACATTTGTCAAGATCAATACCGAACGCATGTCCAGCACCATAGACAACATAGAGAAGATCCGTTAACGCATCAGCGACTTCTACTAAGTCTTCCTTCTTCATTGCGTCAACAAATTCATTGAGTTCCTCATGAATCAAAGCATAACGAAGAACTTGTGTTTCTTTATCAGGCATTTCAGTTTCAGTCTTCACCTCTTGCTCAAATGCGTTCATAAATTCACGAACCATATCAAAATTTGTCATAATATATTTTTACCTCTTTTTTCCTAGATTATATTTTGCTACTAATTCCCAATCATCTTTTTCTTTATATGGCAAAACTTTGATTTGAGATAGTGGGGCAACTGGACTACTGCTACGGTCAGGAGCGTCGAGAGTAACAAGACCCCATTCAGCAAGCAGATTAGCAATAGTGTTACGACGTCCCATATCTTCATCGGCAAAGTTCGAAGGTTTTCCATCCAACGCAAAAAGTTCTTTGAAGTGAACAATGTAGTACCTTCCCTGTTTATGTAAAATGTGACAGGACTGATAAATTGTTTTGTTCTTTTTTGATGCGACGCCAATCCTAGTCAGTGTTTCTCTAATCTTTAAGAAGTCATCCTCATTATTCAGTTTGACTTCAATCATGTTTTCTATCATCTCTTCCACCCTTAGTCAGTGTTGTTCTTATTGTTGCAATCTGCTGGGGCGAGAGGATAGAAAGTGCTTGGCGTGCTTTAGAGTCGTTATAATTAAAATATTCTTTAACAGTCAACAAGTCACTATCATTATCTTTTTTCGCCCATTTAGCAACTCGCTTTCTGGGTCTAACAATATTTAGTAAAAAGTCGAACTGTAAAAGATTATCTATATGACTCAAACGATTCATCTCATTAGCAAAGTGAACAGTATCACTATGATAAGATAAAGCACGATTATTTAGAAACGCATTGTAATCTTTTTCTGCCAGATCATCATTGGCAGTACCACGCATGAGATCTTTTTTTGATTGCGTTATGGCATTCGTATAGTCAAACGGATTTGTTTTTTCCATCACTGAAACTCCGCATCAACCATAATTTCAGTCAACATAGCAGTCGTATTGATTTCCTGATCAGCAGCAAACGCAGACTTGTATTGATACTCGGCAAGTGTAACAACTATCTGAGGGATGCTTGATGGCGCTACATGTTCATGTATAGACTCATAGAACCTACGGAAGAACGGAGTCATATCACCGTCTATATTTTGCGCAACCCACTTACGAACCACTGAAAACTCTTTGTTCTTCATGCCAGTGATCAACGTCTTCATATCAGAGTCAACCTGATTCGCTAGTACACCTGCATCAATCTTACCTGATACACTGTACCGTTGTAGTTCGTTCAGTATCCTACGATTGTCAGGGAAGTGCTTAGTGATCATCTCGGCAACTACCTTTTGATCAAACTCAATTCCTTCTGTCTGTAGAATCTTACTGACACGTTTGAAGAACTGCCCAGCGAGTTTAGGTTTTTGTGCTGTAGGGATACGAAACTCAATCACCGAACACCGACTGTGTAGTGGCGCGATGATCTTGTTTACGAAGTTACACGTTAGAATGAAACCGCAGTTTGCTGAGTAAGTCTCCATGAAGTTACGCAATGCAGGTTGAATCGATTGCGCATTCATATAGTCTGCTTCATCAAGAATAATATACTTGCGCCCACCTGCCAGTGATACCGAAGAGGCAAAGTTCTTTATCTTGTTGTGTAGTGTATCAATGTATCGACCTTCGTCGGAACCATTGATGATGATATAGTCAGCACCGATCTCGTCTAGCATTGCTTTAGCAACAGTTGTTTTACCAACACCTGCGCCACCAGTCAATAATAAATTTGGTACTGTTCCGTCTGTTACAAACTTCTGAAATGTTTCTTTTAGATTATCAGGAAGGATGGTATCGCTAATAGTTTTTGGTCGATAACGCTCGACCCACAAAAATTGTTCTCTCATAATATAGTACTCCATTCACATAATACATCTATTGTACTACCAATCCGATTTAAAGTCAACCACTCATTATTATCATTACAATGCTTTCGATAACAAAATCAACATCAGTATCTTCAGACTTTAGTACACCTGCTTCATCCAGTATTTCTTGGAACCCACTTACTGTAAGTGTTCCACCAAAAGCTGATGCCATACAACTTGACAAAACTGCATGTGCTGTTGGATCGACTTGTTCGATTCTTGCTAATGCTTTTTGAGTTACTGTCATCCCCATTACAAGACCCCTTTGTTTCTCATTTCTTCTCTGATTTTAGTTGCGCTGATATTATGCACTTCTTTACCAAGATCATGTTCAGTAAATGTATATCCAACGCCACGCCCATAACTGATGTCAACGATGTTTGGCACTAGCATTACTATGTAGTGTTCATCATAGTTGTATCCGTGTTTCGCTAATCCCTCTTTGATATTTTCTACCACTGTATCAAAGTCAAATGGATTATCGTCTTGCTTTGCCGTTCTACCGCCACCAGCGTCCTGTCCAACGACACCACCAACGTCACGCACCATAATACATACTTGACCAGTGATTGATAGACATCGCTTGAACAACTCTGTATGTCCGTCATGCCACGGTTGCCACCTTCCCAACATTTCTACTGTTGGTTTTTGATTATCAAACATTATCTTTTACTCCAAATTTAATATGATTATACCATACTCGTTCATGCGCATAGTACAGAACCATTTTAGTTATCACTTCAATACCACCAATCATTGCTCCGACTTCCAGACTACCAGTTACAAACCAACCGATAAGCATCGTGTCGATTGTACCAGTTATACGCCAAGTGATAGTTTTGGCAATGTGACGTTTTCTTGTTACAGTTTTATTCGTATTCATATTTAGAATTCACACTAACGACCATTCTATTATTAGAATTATTTTTATGATACCCACTACCATGCTTCAACCAACTTGGAAATATCAATAGATCCCCAGCATTAACATCGAATTGATATCTAGTCCAGTTATGCTCATTGTATTGTTCAATTGTATTGTTAAACTCTGATGCAAGATTAGGACTTTGAAAAACTATTGGACTGCTACCACTAGGCGCATTAATATACAATGCCATACTAGCAACAGATCCATCGTGAATATGATCGCGTAACAAACTGCCCTCATTTTGAATATTAAACCAACTATTGCCTAACTTTAGTTTCATTATTCCCATTGTTTTTGTATAATAATCGAAGTGATAACTCAATACTTCTTTTATGTTAGGAACTACATTAGATTGTAACTCAGTTAGACAATCAAGGGTAGGATAATTTTCAAGAAAATGACTGCTGCTAGAATCACCATCTAAAGCATCATGACGATCAGTATTCAAATGAATCAAATACTCATAAATCAATTTCAACTCGTTCTTAGAAAATACGTTTTCTTTTCTAAAAACTGATGTTGGAAATAATTTATATACTTCCAACATTAGACTACAGTTTCGTACAGCGTCTCAACATCATCGTTCTCTGTTTTGACTTCGTTGAGATTTTGCTTGTGAAATATGTTTGCCATTTTACGAAGATATTTTTTAGGAACTTGAGTATCATCCTCAACATCCTGTAAAATATTTTTGATTAGATCACGCTCAGCACCCATTCGTGTCATTGAATTAGAAATTTCTTCCAACGCACCACGGATACGCTTCTTTGTTTCATCATCACTAGGAATCACTACATTACTCATTATTACTCGCTTTCTGTTCTTCTTGTTCTTTCTTTAGTTCTTCTTGTGCTGCCATTAAAATTGATTCTCGAACCTGCCCAATTTGAGAAAGTTCTCCGCCTTCGAAAGCACCACGTTTTGAACATACATCAATAATTCGCACAATTGCTTTAACTGTTTGTAGATTTATTTCAACCATTATATTTACTCCCTGCTTCAGTTGCTACCCAGTACTCAACACTCTTTCCTTGAAAATGCGAGATACCTTTTTGAGAAATTGATACAACATAGTCTTGCTGAATAAACTTGAAGTTCTCAACTTTGAATACAAAGTCAAACTCGGCATCAGTTGTTAGATCTAAATCTTGAGAGAACTTGTTGGATGTTGGATTCTTACTGTCGGTAGCAACAAGTGTTATCTTTCCATCACTACCTTTTACTACAATCTCTGGTAGACCCAACTGATTTGCTGCATTAGTAATCTTCTTGAGATCGTCCCATTTGAAACCAAACTTCACGTCTACTGATGGCAGTTCGATTGCTTTCTCAGGTGGCGCAGTTACCATAGACGCATCGGTGTAGGTATAACTCGAAGAGTTCTTACCTTCACTAATTGTAAGTGAGTTGTCACCAAAGTCATACTCACCGTTTTCAAATAACGTGGCAAGACCCAACAGTTGATTCAACTCATACACTGCAAAGTCTTTAGGAAACGACTCAGCAACAGTAACTTGTGCCAGAATGTTTTTCTGTTCAGATACTGTGCGCAGTGTGTTACCTGCTTTGACTGAGATCGAAGGATTGATGCTAGAAAAGTTCTTCAATACGTTGAAGGTTTGTTCACTGATTTTCATTATCTATTACTCCATGTTGTGCGTCATGATTATACAACGCCATAATTCCATAATGTAAGATCTTCATTAGATCCTTTCTTGCTTCTTCGGTACTACCTTTGTTGCCATACCTTTGGGCATACTTCATAATATTCCCAATGGTGAAACCTGCTCCATGACCAGCATCAAAAATAAACTCCGATGCTTGAAATTTATTCTTGCTGTAGTGTTGATCATAGGTATTGTCGATATAATTCATCAACTGCTGCACTAGTTCTGCTTCATTATATTTGTATTCGCTCACTTGCGTTTTTCCTTTCCTATCTTGTCAGGATCAGCAGTAGCAGTAGCACCAATTTGTGCTAGATCTGCCAAAGAACCACCAAAGGTATATGATCCAGTATGATCTAGTTTCATCCAAGGGCACAACCATGTATCAACACCACACTCACGCATCCACTGACAAAACATATAGTCCTCGGAGAGATACCGCTTAGTCTTAGGATCGATAAGTGCTTGAAAGTACATCATGATCTCACGCGAACCATCAAAGTGTTGTGTTCGAACGTGATCAGGTTTGTACGAGTAGTCTGGATATGCTGCATCAAACTTAGTGAAGGCATCCTTAGTGACCATCATGAACCCAGTACCACCTTCAAGCACCTTAACAGGTTCACTTAGTTTTACTTGAGTTTGCCCCTCAGCAGGATTGAACACATAGTCCCCAACAAACTTCTGTAGTTGGTTTGGATCTTTGTCAGCAAAACCACGATCAACTGCTTGCTTGATCTTTTCCCATGCGATAGTCTTTTTGGGATATGGTCCACAAACAATCTTCTTGCCATCAGGATCATTCTCATCCATTATTGCAGCAAGACTGAGTACATCGTTTGGATCAAATCCAATGTCACTATCAATGAACATCAGATGAGTGAAGTCTGATCGAACGAACTCATCTGCGCAATAGTTTCGTGCACGAGTGATAAGTGATTCATTGAATAGGTAGAAGAAACGTATATCAATGTCATATGCCTGACTCATCTTGGCGAGGTCAGCAGTTGACTTAGTGTACATTCCGTGACATTGCCCACCATACATTGGTGTGGCAACGAAGATTTTCTTTTTGCGAAGTTCGCTCAGTTCAATCGTCAGTTCCATAATATCTCCATAATAATAAATTCATAATACAAGTATAAAGCAAACTTCTTATTTAGTCAAGTTTTTGTTCAGGTTCAGAAGAAACTTCCTCAGAAGATTCCTCTATCTGAACGCCAGCGTCAATCTTAGAATAAAGATCAGCGAAAGAAACTTTGGTGTCATCGTCGAAACGATTGATACACATTTGAATCGCCTTCATACGATCACCAAAGATTGAGTATGCTTTAGCAATATGAACCAAACGACGAGTAGATATAATTTCATCAACACCACCATCATAAAAAGTTTTGCGAATGATATCTGCCCAGTCAACAAGTTTCTCGACAAACTCATCATCGTTTACTTTCAAATCAGCAAACATATTACCAAGAATCTTTTTCTCGATTGATGGTGTTGGATAAGATTGCTCAACAGTAATAGGGAAACGTTCAAGGAATGCTTCGTTCATTACGTTAGTGCCGATGAATCGACCATCGTCAGATCCCTTGCCCTTAGTGTTAGCAGTGGCGACTACGGTGAAACCAGATGCGGGAGTAACGTACTCCCCAGTCTTCTTGATGAAGTATCCGCCACCCTCAAGGATGGACTGGAGACACATAACCTTTGCTGGATTAGCAAGGTCAATCTCATCACAAAGCAGAACTGCACCAAGTTCCATTGCTTTGATGACTGGTCCTTTGAAGAACTTAGTCTCACCGTTTACCAAACGGAAACCGCCAATGAGGTCATCCTCATCAGTCTCAATCGTGAAGTTCACGCGAATCACTTCACGGTTGGTCACCGCACAAGCTTGTTCTACACTCAGCGTTTTACCATTACCTGATAGACCAGTAATGTATAGAGGGTAGAACATTTTAGATTTGACAACATCTTTTACAAGACTGAAGTTGCCAAAGGGAGTGAATAATGGATCAGTCGCAGGAACAAGATTTTCCTGAAATGATTCTGATTCCATATTCATATTCTGTTTCGCAGCAGGTGCTGGTTCAACAGTTTTCTTTTTCATCGGAACAACATTGGCGTTCAGATTCATTTTGTACATACCACGTCCTGCGCGGAGACTTTTATCACCAAAGATCCACGAAGGATATCCGACACCTGCTTCATCAGCAATCGATTGGATTACCGAACGTGGCGCAGTGAAGTCTGGTCCAAGTTTTTTAACAAGTGCTGTTTCAAGTGTTTCAATACGAGTTTGCTTATCCATAATATAGTCCTCTCTCAAAGGTTTAAAAAATACTCAATCAATACATCTATTCTACCATATAACCGTCTCAAAGTAAAGTTTTTTCTGAAACTAAATTGCTTGCAGAATCAATCACTTACGAAATTTCTTCAATAAATTCATTCAACATCTGTCTGGAAACCAACTTTTTCTTGTTTGCAGTACGGAAACTCCTGAGAATCTCACCCTTTTTGGCAGATTCACTGACTTCAAACGAACCATTCGATGTCTCAAGAGACTTACCACCTTTGATCATAAAGTATTTGTCATATCCAAGACCAGTAACATTAGCGAAGTTATTTTTTTTGAACAAATCATAATACTTCTCAGCAGAGTCGCGTGTCTTTTCAAAACTCATAAGTGTGTCGACAAACTTATATTTCGCTGCTGAAATAATACGATATCCAACCACTGTCGAACCAGTCCTCGCTTTGTACATTTGAATCAGTCTTTTTGTGCAGTTATCTTTGTTGATATTGTATGTGTTTCTAGTTACATGATCACTAATGATGCATCTCTCAAGATTTCTTACATTTATCCCTGAAGGTGGTCTCAATGAAGAAACAGATTTTCGTCTATCACCATCACGTGTTTCGTAACTAACAGTCGTATTAGTATTATGCGAATCACCATCAGTCAGAATAATTGTGTTTACAATGTCAACTGGGTTTGTTCGTTGAAACTCATTGTGTATAGAACTTGCGACAAGCAGAGTCGAGTCTAATGGTGTACCATATAGTCTCCATGTATCTCTCAAATATCTGCAGTATTTCCCCATCATCAACAAACGACCACTCATAGCACTGAAATCTTTTTTGGTCATTTTGTTATTGAAGAACTCTATCAATTGGAATCTTTCAATTGGCACAAGAGTGTTGTCGCGCATATTAGAAGTATCTAATTGTGGTTCCTCAGCATAAAAATCCTCAGATGGTGAATTAGAAAATGCATACACGCGGAATGGTATATTTACTTGTCGGCAAAAGTGAACAAGATTCAAAGTCTGCTCAACAGTTTTGTATATGTCGTTGACCATTGAACCAGACCAATCAAGATACATGATCATGCCGTGGTTCTTGCCGTCAGGAACGATGTTTACTTTACGGAAGATATCATCATTGTATTTGTATGAGTTCATCTTCACTGGGTCAATCACACCAGTCTTAGAGATATATGATCGAGAGTAATTAGTAGCAGACTTCTTCATCTCAAACTCTTTGACGAGATAGTTGATCGTTCTTTTGTTATTGACAGTAAACTCTTTCAGCAATTTACTTGCCTTTGATTCAAGCGCAGTATTAAACGCATCGCATTGATCATCCGCATAATATCCATCTTCGTGGTGGGGTCGAAGGATAGAAACAAATTTAGTGTTCAGAATAGTTTTGTAATCTGTCACAAATTGTTTGTGATCAATATCGGTAGTCATGTATGTTTTAATGGTGGAGAAGTTGACGCTCTGTCCATGTTCACCTTCGATAGCGTCGCGAAGCATCTGATCAGTCTTTGCTACCAACTCATCTTCAGGACTTTTTGAGTCTTCAACATCCTCTTCAGTTTCACCCTTTGCCTCTGAGTTATCTTCACTTTCAGATTCCTCTTCATCAGATTCTTCAGCATCTTGATAACCATCATCGTATGCTTCATCATCAGACTCATCGTCTTCTTCACCTTGTTCCATTTCTTCAGAAGGCGATGGCATATTTTGCATTTGCTCTTGCTGTTTGTCTTTTGCTTCAGCATACAATCGCTCACAGATATCAACTACCTGCTCCCATGTTTCTGCTACAGCAATCTCATCGATCCAGTGTTGCTCGTCTTTTTCAATACGAACACCAGCAGACATACCACATTTGAAATAAACGTTGATGCGATCGATCAAATTCATTTCGTTGATATCATCGATGTCACCACCGAAAAAGTTTTCAGCAAGCATCTTACGATAAGACTTGACAAACTCACGTCGAAGTCCTTGATACTTTCGCTGAATTAATTTTTCGATACGTGCATCTTCAACTACGTTTAGAAATGATTTGAATGCTTTACCTTTACTTTTATCGGTAACAGCATCATGTAAACCTTGCTCTGGTGTGTACAGAGCATGACCAACCTCATGACCAACGAGGTGGTCATAGGTATAGTCTTTCATGTCGTTCCACTGGGGAAGTGTAAGGACACGATCTTTTACATCGAATGATGCAGTAGGAACGTTGTCGTGAACCACTGTAAGATTTTCAGTGGCGAGAAGTTTAGCGAGAATATCTTTAGTATTCATAAAAAACCCTTATTCAAAAAGGTCAGATTGAATAGGGGTTAATTCAAAACCAAATTTCAATTTAGCGTCAAAAAAGCAGGTAGCATCAACCGTAGTTTTTACGCGACCAGTTTTTTTATCAGTAATACATAAACGAGTAGCACCGTACGCATCATAGTTTTCAGCAACTTCAGTAAGATAAAAAGTTTTAGTAGTAGTAGTCATATAACACCTCTCTCAGTTAAGTTACAACCATTGTACTCCAACTAGTCTCAAAAGTAAAGCTTTTTGCTATACTTTGTGGCTATATGCATATAGCTAAAAGTAATATGCTGTAAAATCAACTACTTAGCAAAAAGCTGACTATTTTGTCTGTATCTTCAGGTGTTTCGTGAGAGAACTCAACTACACATCCCTTCTCTTCTCCGAATAGCGTCTGTCGGTCTCCGAACGCTTCGAGAACGTTCTGGCATTTAGTCCTAGTGGTTTGTATAAACTTATCTGATTGATTGCTTCCTCGCTCCTTATAACGCTCCTCTCGGGTGTTATCAGAGACTGTTAGGTGTATTATAGTCAAATCATCACCCACTGCTTCGAAGAATGTCTTACTATTAAGTCGGTCTCCCTCACCAAAGATTATCTCGTTTGGTTTGGTTTTGATCCACTCTATCGCTTTTGGTGCGACTGCCATACTGAGACGGTCTGTCCCACTGAAGGTTTCGCCTTCTTCGTATTTACCAAGAACTCTATATGTGCCACGAATATGACGCACTATTGCTGCATCACCATCCTCTTCATCTTCATACTTAGAATGAACATGCGTATCAAGCAAATCCGTCACACGCTCTTGCGACCAGTTTTTTCCTATGCGTTTCATCAACGCCTTCATCAATGTAGACTTACCAGTTCCTGGAATACCAATAATGTAAAACAACTTCATCAGAAAAATCCTTCTAAGCTTGATTGCGTTTCATATGCCTCAGGATGATACTGCTGAACAATATCTTTCCCAAGTTTACTTTCCAAATAATCATACCACTCTTGCTGTGCCCACATATTAGGACTCACACCATTCCAGTATTCTCTCCATAATTTATGCTCTCTGTTGAGACGACGATCGTCAACAAAGTTTTTGCGAGTCGTTTCATACTCCCAAGAACCGAGTTGATCCATATCTTCACGGAAGTAGTACACCAATGACATACGCATGAAATCATCCTCACCAGAGTCAGGTGCTTCGATAGGAGTGTTGCCGTGAATCACTCGCATGTTGTCAATTAGTAATAGATCTCCTGGACGAATGTTAATTGCTGCACGAACTTCAGGTGTCACCAAGTATCCGCCCTTCCAGTCTTTACCTTCAGGAGAGATCACTGTAAGGTTTGAATATCCTGCATTCAACGAACCAGCATCACGATGACATGCCATCCGAGCATTACGATCCTTCGTTGTAGTGTTGACGGTAATTGTAGTGAATGTTGTATCCTCACCAATCAAGAACTTATTATCTAAACGTTTAGCAAACTCATTTTGTTTTTGCCAACGCATAGGAAGCATACGTTTAAACTCTGCCTCAAGTTTACGAGCAAATGGATAAGACTTTTCAAACTTCTCGCGATTGTGGTCAACGTATGCAGTAGCACGACCATAAGGAATGCGAGGATACCGTCCATAAAATCCAGCGATACCTGACCAAATAGCAGTAGCATACGAGGTATCGCTAATCCATGTTTCTTTGAGCATCTTAGCATACTTGCCTGCATCTTCAACCGTCATGCCTGCCATTGCCATCATTGCTTGAGGAAAGAAGTTTTTGTAATCTGAATAACTATCCTCAATCTTAGTCGTCAACCAAACACCACCACGTATCTCATCTTTTTCTACTTCATGTTTCTTGCGCAGTGCTTCTATTTGATCTGAACCATCGATTGCTTGCGGTTGTCCCTTGATATAATAGTCAAGTACATCTCGTTGGAAACTCGTCACCCACTCGCGACCACCTTGCGTTTCTTCTCTTGGACCTGCTGCAAGACCACGATTATTAGACTCTATCGCTGCATCAAATAATCCCTCATATGCACCACGTTGTTCTTCAGAAGTGAATACGTTTTTACGAAACTTGAATGCGATGGTAGTTTCATCCATCACAACTTTGTCACTCGTCATGTCTGTGGTTGGTAGATAGAAGTCAGCATCACTGTCAACTAGAATGTCATACGAACTATCATCAACATACTTGCCAAGCACGTCATCATCTTTGACAATAAACTTGGCGACATAGACATCCTGTCCCTCGTCACCCTTGCCTTTCAACCACTGTTTTCCATTAATCTCAATCGTTTCCATCAAAAGAATTCCTCTAATCCGACGTTTGTATTAGTGAACGTCTTATTGTAATCTATAACACCTGTATCTAAGTATATCTCCATTTTACCCTTATTTATGGAATTAGTCAAGTATTTTTTGACCAGCGTTTCTTCTCTGGCGTCCCATAAAGGTTGCCAGTCGATTCCTGCCCAATTATCTTTCTCAACCTTTTTGATTTCCTCTGCTTGCCTGTCAAGATAGTATCCAAGATATCTACCGTCTCTTTTGCGGAACAGTTTCTTGAATGAACACAAGCACGTTTCCATAGCAAAATAGTCTGCTTTATCTGCTACATTTGGAAATCTTTGCCTCACTTCAGCAAGCATTTCTTTTGCCTCACCGTTTAGATAATCCAACTGCGTTTCGTCTAGTTTTTGATTTACCCATTCGTCACGATCAACAGCATAACATAAACCATTCCGATGGGAACGAGACCCACTGTGATCATGCAACCACAAAGAATCAACATCCAAAGGAACTTTGCCGCACTGCTTGAGAGTCTGTAGATAAAACCACGAAGTGTATCTACCATATTTGTGCCACCCATTTGCTACATCCCATAGATTGTAAAAATTCTTCACAGGGTCATCTGTTAGATGCTCTGCGATTGCTTCACCTTGTGTACGATCACCAACCCACTCTTTATAAGATACAAACTGCGCAGGCAGATGTCCCTTGTTCCACTTAGTATCATTTTGATATCGAAGACGTGAATAGTTGTCATCATTCCATTTCTTCAAACGATCGACGCCAACTAACTCCATGTCAGGGAACTCGTTCCAGATCACATATGCAGTTGGCCAGTAGTATGTAGTTCCATACAACCAAATCAACCACAGTCTCTGCTCGGTGTTATATTCAAACCGATCAAAGTAGTAATTGGTCATGAACAGAGCAGAGTCGCAATCCTCTAACTCCAATGACCAACCAAACCAGTTTATGAAATTTTCTTTACGATTCATTATCAACAAAACAAGGAAGAACTACATATTGAACATTTGCATCAGGATGTAACCTTTCCATTGCATTTTTTAGTTTCTTTTTACTGCTAGACCACTTTTCATATTCATCCATGCCTTTGTGATGAGTAATAATGATACCATCCCATACTCCCATACCACCCATCTTATTCATAATAGCACCAATGCCAGCGTTATACACTGCGCCAGAAGAAACAGTAATCACTGCAACATCACCGTTATTCGCATCTTCATATTCTTTCGTGATTTTTTCCAATTCAGAATGAGAGTATCTTTTAAAGTTCATTGTTGCTTCTGCAGCATTAGTTTTAATCCTATTGATAGCAACTTGTATATTCTTTGCTATCTGAGGGCGAGTCCACATTGGATACAATGCAATCTTACACTGTTCAATAAATTCTTCGCCTTGCAGAAGTTGGAACTCTTCGTCCTTATGCTTAAGTTCTTGATCGTATAGATCAGCGATAGCTCGTTGACAATCCTCTGCGCTACTCGGTTTCTTGATCTTAGGATTATGATTAGCGACTTGACCAAATCGATTAATGTTTGTCTGTCTGTCTAAAAATACGCTCTTGTTAATATATATCACAGGAGCAGAGGTCCACTTTGCTTTCACGATTGCTTGAGAAGTGTGGTTGCCGTCAATAATCCATTTCTGACCATGCTTATCAACACAAACAATGATAGGTGATACATTTTTCCTTGCTTCAACAGGATCGTGTATCATGTAATCAGAAATTCTCTTAACATGTACATTGTCAATCAAAACCAAACGAACTTGATTGTGTTTGAAAGATTGGATCAATTCTGTAGATTCTTCAATAACTTCATATCTTCCTTCTTGAACATCTTTCCAAATTTCATCCACCAAGTCAATGTCAACCAAACTAGATACTTTGGTCTCTTCAACTGGTTCTATACCATTTATCCAATCAATACCAACTTTTGCTTGCTCATCAGAGATTAGTTTGTAATCATAAATCTCTGCGCCACCACCATTACTCTTATTGTACCAGTTATCGTTACGACGAGCATCCACATGCTTTAGCAGTTTGCGTTCCATAGTAATCATATCTGCTATGCTACCACGAGCAAGTATTGAACGACGCAGGTGCCCTAATGACCATGCCTTTCTTAATTCTAAATCTTCTGAAGAAAAAACATATCCGTCGTCTAGTTCTTTTGACTTGCGATAACCGATATATTTCATACCATTGATAATATTTTGGTATCCGTAAACAAATGCTTTATGTTTCATAATATAGATCTCTCTCTCAAAAGGTAAAAATAAAATGCAACTCAATTAACTCATATATTGTACCATATAGAGTCGAAAATGTCAAGCTTTTTATGAAAGAGAATTGCCTTTAGAATCAACAACTTAGAAAAAATCTTGCAATCCTTTGGGTGAAACAAACACTTTTACACACCCTCCCTTGCCTTTTTTGTGTACTGCATTATAGATTACAGTATCGTCGATGTTGAACTCGCCATCGGTTATAAGGTTTGATTTGATACGAAACATCGAGAGTTGGCACTTAGACTTCTGTTCACCAAGCATCTTAAATCCTATCCGCTCGTAGAATCCTACAGCGTCTGGTTCAGCAGAAACACGGAAGTAAATAGCACCTGCTTTTCTTGCACGGATAAGAGAGTCCTGTGTAAGAATCTTTGCCACGCTCTTTCCACGATGCTTTACAAATGTATGGAGCAACTGCAGGTTCGCTACCTTTGGCGACCGCTTAGAGATGGTGGTGATAATAGCACCCATCAACTCGTTCCCATCCCACGCACCAATGCAGTAATCCCACTGCTCTTGCATGTTTGCTTTTGCTACAAATGTTTTCGCAAACTTATCAGCAGGATCATCGCTTATGTGTGCTTTGAACTCATCAGCAGTACAACTACACAACTTCATGAAACTCTCGAATCTTTTCGCCACGCGACTTATCATACTTCGTTTCTGACCAACCCTTATACTGTGGTCCATTCCAAACAAAAGGAGGGAATGTATAATCACCTTCAGCGAGTATTTGATTCACAGATGGACCATCGTTCAATGCGGCAGATATAAACTTCTCTGCAAATCTAAATGAGTCTTCAATATGTTTACGCTTTGTGCTAGAACGCAAACAACGGAACTCGATTGTACCAGTATGTTTCATGCAGTAAGTATTGATCGCATAACGAAATGGTCTGCCCATCGAAACGCCATCTTTACCTGCGGCATGCAGTTTAATAAAGTGTTCAAAGTCTGTTGCTAGATTGATAATGTTATCTGACATATATTGAGGCATCGCACGACCACCATCAAACTTCAAATACATCTTAGCACCCAATCGTTTCATCTCAGGATGCTCATAGAATCCATACAGATGTTCTATAACGTCATGTTGATTTTTACTGATATAAGAGATGAGTCGTTTCAGTGCGTCTAGATCATTCTTCAACTCAGGCACAAACACGTGTAGGTGTCCGTGATTAACCACAGAAGCAGAGGGAGAGTTGCCGTTGTCGACAAACAGTTGATGTATCTCCATGATTCGATCTACTTGTTCTTGCCACGTATTGGTTGGTTTGGTGTTTATCTCACCACCCATTGGTGGATGAGTGCCTAATGGATCGCAGGCGACATACTTATATGGTTCATGTATATTTACGATATCAGTTTCTGCGTGTTCCCATGCACCCAAATGAGAAGGGACTTGTAAAGTCCTATCAATATCTCCCCATTCAATCTCATAACCCCATGTGTATTTGTCACTCGGATACTGCATGATTATCCTTTCATCATAATAATGTATCTATTATACTTGAAATCCTACTGCAAGTCAATAATATTATTTTGTATTGAAATATTATAGAAAGATTCTATCTGTGAGTGCGATGGCATAGATGTAGGTAGTTGTCGATACTCTATAAACATATCACACTTCTTAGTAAGTGTCAATCCACTACGCTTTGCTATGTCCTTTGTTGAAGTGAATATAACACCATTGCCAAGTTTGCTCATCCACAATGGACGCTCATGATTTCTAAATGCAGTTAGTTTTTTATCAGAAGTTAACTTTACAACTGACATTGAACGATCATAATACTTTTCTAATGGATGTTTGTTATCTTCGAATGCACGCAGTAACAACTCGCTATCATTTGCAGTTTCACATTCATACTCCCATGTTGAAGGATCTTCCTGTGAGATGACACCATTATGTGCAATAGCAAGAGAACCATTATCAAATGGTTGATTGTAACGTAGGTCTGAGGTGGAGTACCTTATATGACCAATTAGATACAAACCACCATCCTCGTTTACCCATTCCTCTATGTTTCTCGTTTCAAAAAACTCGGTGACAGGAATGCCCTCTTTGTCTGTATGAACTTCTCCGTCTTTCACATACGAAACTCCAGTTGCGTGTTTACCACGAACCATCGTCTGTTGAAAAACTTCTCGTACGAGTTCTATATCTGACTTATTGACATCAGTAAGAGAAACACCAATCACTCCGCACATTTAAAATATTCCTTTTAGTAAATATACCTATATTATACTTGAAATTACTCTGTCAGTCAACATCATAATACTTTCGATCTTTTTTTCCACGAGAAACATGATATATCGTTTTTTGCCATCCTGTATACTCTGACGCATTGAAAATAAATGGTGGAAATTCGTAGTCATATTCTGCCAGTATTTGTTTGACATTTGGTCCACCATTTAGTGCAGCATCCATAAACTTTTCTACAAATCTAAACGAGTCTTCAATATGTTTACGATTTGTGCTAGAACGAAAACAACGAAACTCAATCGTGTTGGTATACTGCATAATGTAAGTGTTTATTGCATAACGTTGGGATGGCATCTCTCCTTGCAACTCTTTTGGTGAATAATGATACTTAATAAAGTCATCGAAGTTCTTAGAATTGTCTATTATATTCTTGCAAACTTTATTTGGCATAGGAGTACCACCGTCCACCTCCAAGTAATGGAAGTCCAGTTTTTCCATAATAAGATTTTTACGAAAATTGTATAAACGTTTGATTGTTATTGCTTGATTAGTTTTGATATACTCAATCAATCTTTTCAGTGCATCTATGTCATTTTTCAAATTTGGAACATGAACATGTAAATGCCCATGGTTTACACAAGAACTAGAAGGCGAGTCCCCATTGTCAATGAACAATTGGTGTATCTCCATAATTCTATCTACTTGTTCTTTCCAAGTATGAGTCGGTTTGGTGTTTATTTCACCACCAACTGGAGGATTAATTCCAAGAGGATCAACAGCAACATACTTATATGGTTCATGTATGTTTACAATATCAATCTCTGCTCGTTCCCAAGTTCCTAAGTGAGAAGGAATCTCTAGAGTTCTATCGATATCTCCCCATTCAATCTCATATCCCCATGTATATTTGTCACTTGAATGATGCATTAGATTTGATAGCTCTACCCCAAACTTTTACAAATCGACAAGATCCACATTTCCATTTCCTACCGCCATCTGGATGGGGTTTAAGTTTTCCATTATGCGCATAAGATTCTTTTTTACATGTGAAGCAGTATCGTTTTTCTTCGGAAGGAAATGGCATGTGTTACCCTAAAATCATGTTTACAATATTCTCAGCATCTTCTGTTGTCCCCCATCTAGGAAACTTCATATTGACTTCCTTGATATCAGGAGCAACAAATGCTTTGTTAGTATCCTCAAATCTACCTTCTTCGATTGTATGCATCCAGATCAACCAATCAGCGTTTAATGTTGTACGCATTTCAGGTAGAGGCGCAACCATGTCAACCATATTGATCTCAGTATCAGATTCATTACACAAATCACGCATACGTTGTGCCTGTCTCATTCTACCTTCTTCACTGAAGTCCCAGTCATCAAACTTCTTACGAACCTCATCTGCATTGAACCAGTTTACTTTCACATCTCGCCTATTAAACTCTGCCTGAATCTTGAGAGCAAACGTAGTTTTGCCTGATCCTGGAAGTCCCATAAGAAGTAACATTTTATTCGACATTCTTTTTCCTTATTTTATCTAGTTTTAATTTTTGGTTTCTTGCTCGTTCTACTCTTAGTTTTGAAGCACGTTTCACAAACGTGATGCCTTGTAGATGGTCGTACTCATGTTGAAATACTCTAGCAGTATATCCACTGAAGTCTGTTGTATCAACATATCCATCATGTCCAGAAAATCTAACTCTAATTACAGCAGGTCTTTTTACTTTTACAAAAAGACCAGAGAAGGACAAGCATCCCTCCTCCATATCTGATGTCCCCTCAGAATTTACTATCGTTGGATTGAAAACTGAGAAGATTGAATCGGGATTGTTTGGGTCGCCCATAACAAATACTCTGTATGGCAAACCAATTTGTGGTGCTGCAAGACCAAATCCTTTATGTTTGATCATTGTTTCTTTCATACTCTCGAACAAGAATTCTGGATCTTCAAAAGGATCTTCAAAATCAAAATACTCCGCTTCCTTTGATAGAATCGGATCATCATCTGCTACTAGTTTATATATCATGTCGCTATCCTACTGTAAGATTTAACTTTTTCAAATTTTATCATGCTACGGAATTTATCAACCATCTGATCTGACTTATGAGAGATAACAAAAATATTTGTACCAGTCATTTCTCTAAACAGATTCATTAGTATCTCGCTGCCGTTTACATCCAGCGATCCATCAAACACCTCGTCAAGTATGAGTAGATTTGTATTCACTGAGTTCTTCAACTTAGCGACTGCTCTCCACGTCAACATCAACGACAAATCAATACGTGCTTTTTCACCTTCACTGAACGAAGCATAACTAAACTCGTCTCGATGTCTAGAACGTATTACTTCGTTAAACTGCTCATCAAGTGTGAAGTCAACAAAGAAGTCCATTGCTGCTAGATACTTGTTGACCAACTTATTGATGATCGGAACATACTGACGAATGATTTTAGTTTTGATACCACCATCTTTGAGCATTTTACTAGCAAAGTCTAACACCATGCGATCTTTAGATAATGTTTCTCTGTTTGCAGACAAACTCTTATGATCACCATTTAATTTATCAATCTCAACATCAAAGGTTTTTTCTTCACCCATGCGTTCGTTCAATGACTCGATCTTTTTGTTATACTGATTGATAGAAGCATCAACGTGTTTGATGTCTGACTGCATGGAAGATATCTGCTGTTGTAATCCAGTAATAGCAATTTGGGTTGCGTTAATTTGTTCTAGTCTATCGTGTAACTGATCATTTTGTTTTTGTAACTCTGATATAGCGTCAGTGGTTTTAGATATGATGCTCTGTGTTTTCTGTATCTTTTCTTCCTTGATTTGTGCAGCAATAATCTGGTCACAAGTAGGGCAGTTATCATGCGACTCAAAGAACTTCAATGTCTTACTACTAGAGTGCTCTTTGTCATGTAACTTACTCAGTAGATCAGAAACCTTTTCTGACTTGTTCTGAACCTTAGTATGATCGCTTATAGTATTGAAGTGCGCCTGTATTTTCTCTTCAGTTTGCGCTATATGGACGCTAGTGTTTGCATTGGTTTGTTGAGCACTAACAATCATTTCCTCGTACTCTTTTATTTCTTCCCCTATATCGCTCTTAACTTGGCGCAAGTATTGTTGTTGAACCTCTATTTTGTTTTCTACAAGTTCTATTTGATATTCGATATCAGTCGTGTCGTTTTTGTTTTTAGATGAACGATCACGCAACAGCGTATTCATTTGACTGAATATCTGTATGTCGAGTAAATCCTCAATTACCTCTCTACGATCTCGTATTGGCAGCTGCATAAATGGAGTAAATGTGGCAGAACCGAGTATGACTACCTGCGTGAATGACTTGTAGTTTAGTTTCAGTATCTGCTCTTCGAGAATCACCTGATAGTCTTTGATATTCCCTGGCTGTGGTAGCAGTTCGCCATTCTTCCAGATCTCAAATACATTCGGTTTATAGGCACGCACAATCTTATACTGCACCGTGCCAATCCGAAACTCGATTTCTACTCGAGCATCTTTACGACTCACTGAGTTGATCAATTGCAGTAGTTTGATATTTCGGAAAGGTTTGTTGAACAGTCCCCAACACAACGCATCAAGCATCGTTGATTTGCCTGCTCCATTCTCACCAACAATAACTGTACTTGGTGATCTATCTAAATGCAGTTCAGTGTAAACGTTCCCTGTGGAAAGAAAGTTTTTCCATCTCAGTTTTTCAAAATGTAACATAAAGTCTTAAGAATTTACAGTCAAGGATTCATTATATAACGATCTCATCAATAAGTCAAGCTCTTTCTTGGGTACATTGTCAGGCAACTGCTCGATGTAGTTGCTCATAATAGTTACTGTATCCTCTGCTTCATTTACAATATCGCCATCATCTTCTAGATGTAAGTTTAGATTATCATCCACTATCTGTATGTTCAGTGGATTTGCTTTGTAGAGTTTCTCCATGTATAGATCAAACCAGTAGGGATTGTCACAGGTTTGTTTAATGACTTTCACATAGGTATTTTTGTAAGATTCAAAGTCTACTTCTTGTAATATTTGTTCAATATCTTTTCCGTTATCATCGTAGAATGCTTTGTGAAACATAGAGAATGGATTTTTGATCATCTCGATATCTCTAGTATTCGTATCGTAGATATGAAAACCTTTAGTATCCTGATAGTCTATCCATGTCATTTCGTAAGGGCAACCCAAATACTGAACATTGCCTATTTTGTTCTTGTGATGAAAGTGCCCAGAGAAAACTGTTTCAAACTTTTTGAACATAGAAACTTCCATGCCGTGTGAGTTCACATTTCCTCTATCCATCAACGCACCAGCAACTTCTAAGTGCGACATCATAATTTGAGCAGGCGTTTCTTCCATTGCCTTTACTGCGTCATCATAGTTTTGTGCGTTAATCCAAGGCATGATAAGAATATCGTGCCCATCAAAGTTTACAGTCGCAGGTTTGTCATAAGACTTGACTGCTCCGTCACGGAATAACTCTTTCATTGAGTTGATTTCGTTGGTGTTCTTATAAGGAACGTCGTGATTACCGATGATAACATGAAGGTCTATATTATGTTCAGTGCACTTATCAATGAACATCTCTTTCATACGACGAAGTGTTACATAAGAAATATACTTTCGCCTATCCACAATATCGCCCAAATGGATAATAGTATCAATGCCTTCTGTAACGAGGTGAGGGAAGAAAACTTCATTATAAAACCTTTCAAAATAATCTAGAAACTGCGTGTTATCATTTCGTGCGCCAAAATGAGTGTCAGTGATCAAAGCGATTTTCATGTTACTCCTCTGTGATGACTCGTTTCTTCTTTCTTCTTTTGTGTTCTTCAAAGTTTTCTATAAACTCTGACATATACTCTTGAGTCCATTCATTATACTTGATATCGTCTGAAAAGTCAACATTTTTATCATGTGATTGTCGATCAGAAGTTTGTTGAAAAACATTGATATGCTCTGATGCTTTAAACTTAGTGTACAGATACTTTTTCTCTTTTTGTATACGTCTTAGAAACGCGAAGTAAACGATCTGTGTAAAGTATGCAAAAGGATTGCTAGACTTCTCAGGATTAAAGTTGTCGATATACTGTAAGCAGTTTTCAATACCATCACATATCATCTCATCTCGGAACGTGTAGTTTACAAAATTGGGTTTGTATGATAGATGTGTAGCAATCTTCATAATACAGTCAGCAACATAAATTGGCACGACTGGTCTTTCGCTACCAGAATCCTCTGCTTCTCTAACGCTTTCCTTGAACTTAACCATCGCCTCAAGGAACTCTTTGTTGTTAACGTAGTGTGGATTTTTCTTTTTGTTTCTAATCATTACAACCTCGCTTATTAATGTAACATGGTACTGTTAGTGTTTGCGCCAAAAATGTAGTTTTCTAATTCTTCCAGAGTTGTATCCTCTTGTATATGTTCTTCATTTGATCTGTTGTTAGCAATTATATTATCGACAGCATGAACGTAATATTCGCATATCTCGTCGCTCGCTGGCGTCATTCCAACTATATGTGTTTTTTGTATGGTCATATAGTTGTCGTTTTCAGTAAACGGAAACCACTGCACTGCTACCATAGAAGCAGACTTTCTTCCATGCTGCTCTGTTCTTATTTCTAATGGATTGAGTAAAAGAATTGTTTTATTCTGTTCCTCAACAACATCAGAAACTATGGTGTCTCCATTGCTTAACTTTATAATTTGTAATGTGATTTCCATGTCATTCTTGCTTTAAATTAATATTGTATATTTTGTAATCAAACTCTTCTTCATTGTACATCTTTATTCTGACTGCGAAGTGTTTGAGTGTATGATTGCAACTTGTTTTTTTACAGAGATCGTCGGCAATGTCATAGAGTGTTGCTCGTTCTTTGTTATCACCTTTTCGTAGACCACGCCCGATACTTTGTAGATTCCGTATCCTAGACTTAGTAGGACTAGCAAAAACGATATTATGCAAATTGCGTATGTTGATCCCAGTAGAGAACGTCCCGTACGAGGCGACAATAATTGCACTCCGCTCTGTTTCAGTAATTCTTCGAATTTCTTCTCGTTCATCAGCATCTACTCCTCCGTGGACAAAAAAGACACGCCTATCTGCATCAGCTTCTGCCTTTATCATATCATATAAAATTTTACCATGTTTCTCAACCATTTGGAATAATAATAGTGTATTACCATTCCGTGTCAAAGTCAAGTTCTTTATGAACTGATTTCGCTTTTCATTGCCTATCAAAAACTGTATCTCATCTTGATACTTTGCATTATGCATTACCTTACATACTTCAGGTGGATACTTTAACACTAATGCTTTGATTCTAAAGTCTGCTAGAGTTCCCTGATCAATTAACTCTTTAGTTTG